AAGAATCAACTAAGATTGCTAAAGATGCTGTAGAGGCTGCAGAACGTGCTAAAACATCTGAAGAACTTGCTAAATTAAACCCAAAAGATCGTGCAACTAAATTGAAAGAACCCTGGGTAGGTGTTCTTAACACTCATATCAATAAAGACAATGTACGCAATGGGTTTTTTGAGCTTGACTGGAATGAGCAATTTGTGTTAAAATTAAAGCAAGAAGGATACGGTTTCGACGGTGATAAAGACGAAGAAATTGTAGACCGTTGGTTTCGTGAACTCTGCGCTAATGTGGTAGTTGACGGAGATTTTGGAGGCGCTGTTAATACCGGCGTTATTGATATTAATTCTGTTAGAAAAAATAATCTATGACATATATTCTAGTTGATACTGCTAATACATTTTTCCGTGCTAGGCACGTTATCAACGGTGATGCTGATATTAAGTTAGGCATGGCTTTTCACATTACTCTTAATTCAATTAAGAAAGCATGGCAAGACTTTGGCGGTACACACGTGGTATTCTTTTTAGAAGGTCGCTCGTGGCGCAAAGATTACTATGCTCCGTATAAGCGACAACGTAGTGATGCTCGTGCCGCACATACAGAACGTGAAGCAGAAGAAGAACGTGTGTTTTGGGAAGCATTTGATACATTTAAAGATTTTGTGACTGAAAAGACTAACTGCTCAGTATTGCAACATCCTAGGCTTGAAGCAGATGATTTGATTGCAGGGTGGATTCAGAGTCATCCTAGCGATAATCATGTAATTATTTCAACCGACACAGATTTTGTACAACTTATTGCTCCAAACGTAAAACAATATAATGGCGTCACAGAAATCACGATCACGCACGAAGGCTACTTTGATAAAAAGAATAAGCCCGTCATTGATAAAAAGACTCAAGAAGTCAAAGCGGCTCCAGACCCGCAATGGCTACTCTTTGAGAAGTGTATGCGAGGCGATACCTCAGACAACGTCTTTTCTGCATATCCGGGAGTACGTGAAAAAGGCACAAAGAATAAGATTGGTCTCCGTGAAGCCTTTGGCGATCGAGACACAAAAGGGTTCAATTGGAACAATATGATGCTTCAGCGTTGGACCGACCATGAAGGTAAAGAACACAGAGTTAAAGAAGATTACGAGCGCAATCGGCAACTGATTGACCTAACTGCTCAACCAGATGATATTCGACAGATTATGACAGACACAATTACTGCCGCAACACAGGCAAATAAAAATGTCAGTCAGGTTGGAATTAGATTAATGAAATTTTGTAATCTTTATGATCTTAAGAAGATTGCAGATCAGGCACAGGCTTATGCTGAGCCACTTAATGCGAGGTACACACTATGACCGATTTACATGCTAAACCAATCATTGAAAATAAATTTTGGATCGTTGAGAAAGACGGTACAAAGTTTGCCACACTGAGAAAGAACGAAGACAATCGATTTGTTCTTAGCAACGAACTAGGAATTAAAATTTATGACAATAAAGAAAGTCTAACTCGACAGTTTGGTAAGAATTTCTTTGTTGCTAAAATTGTTAAAGAAGCTGATGGTGCCGAACCCAATGAAGTTCACGGCTATGCAACTAGCACAACTCCGCATAATGCAATGTTCGACATTAAAAGAAAATTGCCGTTATTTACAAAGAGCGGTGATAGTAAGAGTTTGTATTGTGCAGGGTTTTATGTAATTAAATTTGACAAAGGTTGGGTTAAAAGTTTTTGTCCCAAATTGATCACTTTGCAAAGATACTCATATCAAGGTCCTTTTAAAACTGAGTTTGAGATGCGGCAGGTATTGTCAAATGTCTCAAAATAATTTACCTACTAATTTACCTAGTGTAGAAAAACTGCTTACTAGAGTTGCAACAGCAGAACGCAGTCAACAGAAAGATATTAGACTATCTATACAAGAGGCACGTGATTTAACTGCTGAATTGGCTATTTTAACCAGTAAACTAGGGCGCACAGTTCAAGAGATACATCAAATGCTGGCAGAAATACGTGAATCTACTACTAGGATTGACGTTAAGTTCGACGGGGGCGGCTTCGGTTCTTGATAAATATATACGTGGTTAATTAGGAAACACGTATTAATGAGCAGACCGAAACCCAAAGTTATACTTGAACATGCAAACAAAGACACTTTTAAGATTGAACAAATACTTGAAAGTGATGCCATTTGGGCTGTGTTTTATAAAGAGTCTCCATTCAATTTAAAGAGTGGTAGTCTCGTTGCTAGCTATCCAGGTCCTAAATACAAGAAAGTTTCATTTAGTAATCCCGGTCATGCGCACAATCTTGCAAAAAAACTTAATCGACTTTTCAAGACTCAAGACTTTGCAGTTTATAAACTCAGTCAAGGCGAAAAGATAGAGTAATATATGGACCGCAAGGATACCTATACTTCGGTATTCCTCAAAGCTGCTGGACAGCCACATGATGCCGAATATGTTAAAAAATTTCGTGCTGTTTGGTGGTTAAGTACTCGAGGCAAAGATGTTGGTGGCCTACGTATGACTGACCAATGTCTAGAATTTGTAGAAACCAAATCAGAAATTAAAACTTACAAAATAGAACTTCCAAAAGATCTTACAATAGGACCGCAAGTTCTAGTTTGGATGGATCAATATCTAGATTCGCCCTTCCATTTACAAAAACGATACATTAAAGTATTATCAGAAAAAGCAGCCTTTGAACTGTATCTGTTTGCCGGCGATGTTAGAAAAATGGGTGCTGCTAAGGCGTTGAATAAAAGACTAAGCCAAGAATCGTCTCAATAAATTATCGTTGAATTAAATATCACTATGTTAAAACTAAACGCTCTTGACATCTTAAATCATAGACAGGTTGATTCAGTGGCTCCGCATATTGCCAAAATAAAACTGGCCGATGTAGACCTATTTGGATCAGATCCAAATTGGTGGGAAGATTCTACATAAAAAGGCAGCCTGGTATTTCACAAGATGGAAAACTCAAGACTGCCACATATGTGGGATTTGAAGATCACAAAGAGCTGACTTATTTTATGCTAGCATGTCCACATATAAGGAGAAACACATGAACGAAGAAGTAAAAACACCAGAAGCACAGCCAGCCGCAGAAGCACCGCAGCCGGCAGCACCGGATTTAAATATCAACGACTTGTCCGCACTAAGAAGCATATTAGATGTGGCCAGCCAACGAGGAGCGTTTAAAGCAGCCGAATTAGAAGCAGTTGGTAAGACTTATAATAAACTAAATGCATTCTTAGAAGCTGTCACGAAAAAGGAACAGTGATGAAATCATTAAAACATGTAGGAAAAATGAAAAAGGCAGGCTCTAAGGTTCTAGTAGCTTTTAGAACATTACCCGGCGAATCCAATCAGGCATTGGTTATTCCAGTATCCAGTCTGTCAGACAACTACCATGACGATATCATGAAGTTGGTTGAGACTACCGAAGCACAATCTGCATTTGAATTTGGTGAAGTATTATTTACAAGATCATTTTCCGACGGCCGTCCAATGTTGCAGGCGCTAAAGGCTGATAACAGAATGGCCAAGGTTCCTACAGACGATGTTTTGATGATGCCGTCGCCTGGCAGTGAAATTGCCCTGCATCAACTTAATACATTGATTGCGGAACAGAAAAACTGTGCAGTGGATGACTTATGCACGTTTGTTTCGGGTTCTAAGAAAAATACCCCCGAAGTTCAAGAACTTGTAAAGGTCAAAGACCTTGCTCCTCCATCAACACCTGCAGTAGTACCTCTTAAGGCGGCCGCTAATGAAGTTTTATCTGATAAAGATATTGCTAAAAGCTACCGCAGTCAAGCTGATTCAATGTACAAAGAAGCTGCAAGACTACGTAAAGAAGCAGACGACTTGGATCCACCGGTAAAGAAAACGGCAAAGGCCAAAGAAATTAACAGTGCCTAAACCTCTGTTCAAACCGCCCAAACATCTTGTTCAGGAATGGCCGGAAGTCTTTGAAGATCTTTATATGAATACCATGCCGGTTCACTACCTAGAATCAATTAGGTTGGAATTTGGCAATGGTAGGATATGGGAGATCAATATTGCTGAACAGCTGTCTAACAGTCACAGCGATATAGTTGCCAATAGATTGGTAGAAACATTTGCTGAATACAAAGATGAAATCAAAAAGATAGATTTCAAAGTAAATGTAGATAAATTAAAGGCAGATATAGGACAAGAAACAAAACGAATACTAGATTAATTTACTAATTTGTTCTGCGAATTCTTTATGTGTTTGTTCTGTAAAGTGATGATTAGGTAATACATATTCTGGGTTAAGATCAGCCATTTTTAAAACAATTGGAATAATTTTTTTGTAAAACTGTAGTTTTTCTTTATATTCAAAATTAAATTTCGTTAATCCATTGTTCCAAATACACGAATCAACAAAATGTATACTACATCCGTTAGTTTCAAAAAACAATTTTGCAAGAGACAATACAGAGATAGATTTTACTAATCGATCATAATCTTTCATTTTAAAGAAAAAATTGAAAACATCATTTTCCATAAAAGATGGAGATATTTTATTTTCAAAGTGCCCAGAAGTCCAGCTAGCATAATTATATTCATTTTTATAATTAACATCATACATGGGATATCCCATTCTATTATAAGAAGTGACCATAATTATAATTGATATATTATTAGCTTTATAATCATTTTTCAAATTACAAAAAGTATCTATTGCTCTGTGAACAATTTCTTCATTAGATATTCCAGGTGCTGAACAATTTATTACATCGGTATCAGATAGCAGTTGTTCCAAATGAGCAGGCCACGCCTTTTTCTTACACTCCGATTCATAAAAATTTTTCTTAATTTTATCTTGCCATAACGGTAGAGTTTTTTTTTGTAATTTTTCAATTATTTTTTTACGCTCATCCGTCATTTCTTGGTTATTAGGATATAATGTACTGGTATACCCTTCTACGAAAAGATCTCCTGCAAGTTCATCTCCTGCTGTATAACTATCGCCTGCACAAATGATTAATTTAGACTTTGTCATTATTCAATATGTATATTTGTAATTTTAGATTCTGTTTTTAAAATGTTTTTAATTTTTGTTGGAGATAAATCTGTGGTATTTAATGTTGCCGCGATGTATCTAGAATTTCCGGCCCTGATATCTCTTTTTTTCCAATTTGTTCTTTGTTTAAACCATTCATAATTGCTATCAAACCAGCTCCAAAATTCTTCTGAAGGTTCAGATCTAGTGTTTTTACCAAACCATATTACAAAATCTGCAGAATATTGCGTATACTCAACAAATACGTCGTCAGATAAAATATCGTTGCTACTCCATATAGCATATGGATCTTTTCCTATATGATGATAGGTTAGAAATATATCGCCAAAATTTCTACTTTTGTCGAACAAAAGATGTTCTCTGTCTTCAAATGTTTTACCGTAAGAAGTATTCCATGCAACATGAGTGTTAGGAAATTTTTGTACATGTTGATTCGATATTTCCGATTCTAAGCTGTGTAATGACATATGTAAAGTATGCAAAACATGGGTTATATCTTGTGCATTTGCAAACCAATCATGTAGGCTGTTTAAATCCTGTAAATTTATAGAGTCTATTGTAGGAAAATTAGGAATTAAATTTATTTTTTCTTTTAATAAATTTATAGAATCTCTGGTAGACTCATAATAATACTGTTTGGGGTTTGACATAAAATGAAAATTCATTACCTTGGTGGGTAATTCTTTGGTAATCATT